GAAAGTGTTGTTGGGTTGAGGCGGGAATTTTATCCTTGTTTTCTTTGAATTTGTCATCAAGAATATTATAACTGTTGTTAACCATGGTATCGATTGCGTCTTTACGGTCTACTGTTTTCCATTTCTGGTTATTTCCCATCACGGAAGCATAGGGCAGTTTCCGGTTGGTGATTTTAATGTTGTGATTCTCGGGATGTTTCGGGTCGAAATGGATTTTCTCCAGGAGAGAAGGAATGGATTTATACACTCGTCCGATACATGCGAGAATCGCCTTGTCGTCGAGGTACTCTGTGTTTTCATTGCCGAATGCGTTTATGTTGATGTTAATATTTTGGGTTTCGATGTTTGTATTACTAGTACTCGTATTGTTGCTATTGGTGGTTGTGTTAGTTGTTCCTGCGTGTTTGTCAAGGAGCATGGCGATTTGGGCTTTCATTTCTTGTCGTTCTCTCTCGAATGCCTGTTTCATCTCATCCATTTTCTGTTCTAGATTTTCCTGAATGGATGTTAATGTTACTGGAACTACTTGCACAGGAACTTCGGTACATGACATTTTATGATTTCGTAAGCTTTGGCGGTGGCAATACTTTTTCCCGCAACCATCGCACGCAAATGTAGGATGATGAGGTGGGTGTTTTTTTATATGTCGTTGGCATTTCAAATGTTGCTGAAAACATTTGTCGTTTTTAAAAGTCATATTGCAAGGAATACATTGTTTTTCCATTCTATAATATATCCAAATAATTTATTCTTATATCAATTTTCTTATTTTAATACTCCCAATATAAGTTTTAATGTGTCTTGTTAAGCGACATTAATACTCCGTTTTTAATTTGGAAACCTCTTGCTGTATTATAATGCGTTTATAACGTTAACCAAATTATTTGCTAAATGTCCGTTTCAAATTGTGATTTTTTTGGGAGTAATAATGATTTCTCGGTTGTATTGTAAAATATTATTCAAGCTATTTGTTGCTATTTCAGTTTCGGTTTTAGAACTTATTTTGGGGAGTATTAAAGATGTTTCTAAACGAGGGGGGGAAGAAAAAAAACAAGATTCTATAAAAAAAATCACCCAAAAAAAATAATAATGTTAGTTTCCTCCATTTTCCAGAAAACCTTTCTATAATTGATCGCGACTATCCTCTACATTCTTCTCTAAGATTTCTCAAAAAAATAAACTTGAATACAAAACCATAACCTAATACAAACAAATGAATTGTTCTTTGGTTATATCATGCTCGATCGAAAACCTGCACGAATTTAGATTAAAGATTTCTCTTCGTTTACAATAATAACCAAAAAAAGAAACTTGAATATAAATAAACAACACAACCAAACAAAAGATGAGCAACTGTTACTTGATCATAACATGCTCGATTGAAAACCACTATGGGTTTAACGACGTTTCTCTCAGAACCAACTTGTACAAAAAGGCGATCCAAAACACCTTGGCCATTTTACCGGAAAACATTACGCCTATTATCGTCGAAAACAATGGGAAAAGAACCACGTTTTTAGACGATTTCCCCTGTAAAGTCGTGTATACCGATAACAATTCGCACAAACATCCTCATAAAGGGTTCAATGAAATGGAAGATATCAGGCAAGTGATCAAGGAATGCGAAATACAAGACGAGGACATGATTATCAAACTCACCGGAAGATATTTCCCAACCGAAGACCATTTATTCAAACACGTGAAAAATATGATGCATGAAACCGATGCGTTTATCAAGTTTTTCAATGTAGCCACGCGCGTTTTCGAGAAATTCGACTGTGTCCTTGGATTTTTCGCCATGCGCTGTAAATATTTAAAGCAATTCGTGTATCAAGGCAAAAAAGGAGCGGAAATCGAGTTTGCCACATTTATTCATGAAACCATCCGCGAAGAAAAAATAGAGGCCATTCGAAAACTGCATGCCGAATGTTGTTATGCCAACTCGAATGAAGTATTACTAGTGTAGATAAGTTTGTTTGCGTATATTTTTATGCGATTTAAAAATATAATGGATATTCGTGATTTCAAAGGTGTCCGCATCGATACAAACCGGATTGAAAAACACGAGCAAGATTTAGCGAATGAATATATATTAGAAAATGATGTCGTTTTAGAACTTGGAGCACGGTATGGTTCTGTTTCATGTATCATCAATTCAAAACTAAACAATAAAACCAATCAAGTTGTCGTGGAACCGGACGAACGAGTATGGAACGCACTAGAAGAGAACCGGAAAAGAAATTTTTGCGAGTTTCATATCGTCAAAGGATTCATCAGCGAGAAAAAACTAGATTTGACCGCACTGGATTGTTGTTTGGGGGGATATGGCTCGACGTTTATTGAAAATAAAGATACCAACATTCCGTCCTTTACATTAGACCAAGTGAGAGAAAAGTACAAGTTGAATTTTAATGTTCTTGTGGCTGATTGCGAAGGGTTCTTGGAGGTTTTCTTCGACGAAAATCCCGGGTTTTATGACAATCTAAGATTCATCATGTTTGAAGCCGATTACAAAGAGAAATGTAATTACGACAAAATCAAAAACACGCTACGAGAGAAAGGGTTTGTAAAATTACTCGAAGGTCATCAAAATGTCTGGATAAATTTGGCCTATCATGCACCGGAAAATATAGACTTGCGATCCGTAAAAATAGAAGTAAACCAGGGGAAAAAACAATTTCTGCATATCTCGCAGCTCAGGATACTCGATACTCGACAACAGGTCATTGTACCGTTGCTTATCAATGCATCGAACCCCATAAGTGATAAAAGTAATAAACATGTCGCGAATGATGGTACAACAGCAGTAAGACCATTTCCATTTATATATCATAGTCAGAGTGATTCTAATGCATTTTATGAATACATTATTCCAAATACCGAGATAGGAAGCATCGAGGTGTATAATCGCCTGGATTGTTGTACGGAAAGATTGGCGGATTTTACAATTACGATTACAAAGAAAGACAAAGTACTTGCACAAATACCGTTAACCAGTCGGCTTGAGCAGAAATTCAAGGCATTCATAACCCAAACTCAATATTTCGAAGAAGAATGATAAAGAAAGAAAGAATAAATCCCGGTACAATATATGACAACGACATCTTCAAGTGATTACCTAGACTATAAAAAAAGAAAGGCCTTAGATACTGATTTTTTCCCAGATAGAAATTCCAGTACGTATCTAGCGAATAAACAATACACTTCCGTGGTGTCTACACCGTATCGAAACGAAGACCTTATTTGCGAAAACCCGAAAAGATTCGGTGTTCATATCACGCACGACGACGCTTTAGCTACTCATGATACTTCTCTCGAAAGGAAACAATTACATATTGTATCGAGAAAACCGATTTCGAAATACCAGAAACAAAAGGACCCGAATTACATGAAATATGAGAAAAAATAACATGACATAGTATAGAATGTCTTTATCGACATCAACATCATATTCTCCTACTGTTTTGGGAGTTGGTGGACGCGGTATAGTACTTACAAAACCATTCGAATGTATAAATCCCTCAAGTAGTAGAACGCAAAGGAAATCTTCTTCTTCAAACACCAAAACAAAGAATAGAAGAAATTCCCCAACCCCAAAAGACAAGGAAATTGTCATTAAATTATCTTTTGGAGATCATGCTGTACGCGAATATGGATTCATGAAAGAACTTCCTCAAGGAAAAAAGTATCCTTATGCACAGATAAGAGATATAGATCTATGTCAAGTAAAAATGTGCGATTCCACAATGAAAAAATTAAAGAAACTCAAAGAAAAAGGAGCGGTATCACAAGAGTGGATTGATGATTTTATAGAAAGCCAAGACAATATATGGCAACTTTTTATGCCCAGACTAGGAAATAGAAGCGTGCTAGAGATTTTTACCAGCAAACAGATGCCTTCATTTTATCGAGGCGTATTTTTAAAGAATTCACGAAGTAAACTTAACGCTAATTATTTATCAGTAAAGCAACTTTGTCATTTATTCCATCATTTTTCATCACTGCTTAAAATCATTTTTGAATTAAACGAAAGGAATCTTTTCCATCATGATTTAAAACCCAATAATATCATGTGTGATGTCGATAAAAAAGGTCACATTTCAAAAATGTGGTTAATCGATTTTGACAATTCAAAGGGAGTGGTTACGAATAGACCGTCTTGGGTATTCGAAGCCAAAAATCAAGACACGATTGACTTTTTTAATAACGTGGTTCTCCTCAGTTTATATGTTGCATGTTCAAATAAAGAGATTCACGACAACTTGTATTTCTTGATCGAAAAAGTAAATGTGTTTTGTCATGAAATTCGAAACGAAGAAAACTGGTTAAACCTTAAAACGAAAGCATCGAGTTTAATGGATCAAATCATAGACACTGCAGAAAATATGGAAGAACCAACTAGAAATGAATATATCGATGTCGCCTTATATGCCGCAAAAATACCCATCGCAAAGCAAAGAGAAAATGGCCGTATTTTCAGGGAAAAAAACGAAATGGGATTACACGACAAATCGCTCTTTCAGACGAGAATATTCTAGAAGACTCTTAAACAAATATAAATATTTTTTATATAATCAGACAAACATGCAAACCACGATTGTGACTGCGTTCATGACGAAAATTAACAACATTGATTTCCGAAGTTACAATACCTATATCGAATATGGAAACAAGCTTTTACATCTAGGGTTTCCTGTCGTCATGTTTATTGAACAGTACATGTATGATGTGCATTATAAAGAGAATTTATCAAAATATCCTTCCTGTCGCTTTGTCATTTTCGAGAGATACGAAAACTACTTGTACGAATATTTATCCCAAGTCACAAAATACGAAGTCGCGACTAATAATCCGAGCAAAGATACTATCGGATACATGTTTGTACAGTGTCATAAAACAGAATGGCTCAGAAAGGCAATCGAGTTGAACCCATTTCAGACGGAGAATTATACCTGGATCGATTTCGGCATCTATCACATGATCAAAAACGACCAACTCTTGAAAGAAAGTATCGAGACATTAGTCACAACGAAACAATATCCCTTGGTACGAATTGCGAGTTGCATCGATCCGAGAGAACCGTGTTATTCCGATATATATCATCAAGTCGTTTGGTTTTTTGCAGGATCCGTAGTAGGCGGGAATTCGGAGACTCTAATTAAATTTGCCGATATCATGAAGGAATTTTGTATTAAAATCATTCAAGAAAAAAAACACATCATGTGGGAAGTGAATATTTGGTACTTGATTTACAGAGAATTTCCTGAAATATTCGATTTCTATCTCTGCGACCACAATATATCTATCCTTAAAAATTATTAAGGTACATCAACTCGTCCAAGTAATCGGGAGTATCCATCAGGAAATTGTCGTCTTCAAGTACATTGATTGCCAAATTTTTTGTCTCAATGTGACCCTGCTTGTAAACCGGGACATAGGTCTCTCGAAAAACATTTTTGCGATGAAACGGAGAGAGTGGGTGGCATTTCGAGACGTGGTAATAAACTGCACTCTTCTTGAAAACCTTCTCGCAAGTCACGCATTGCACGAAATTTTTGTCCTCGAGTTTGTTGAATGTCGTCACGTGTTGCATGTGTTTTTTCGCATAGTGAACGTTCTCGGCCGTGTTGTTCTTGAACGTTTGGAAACAGTTGGGATGTTGGCATTGGATGATGGATTCCGTATGGATGTTAACGATGTGATGTTGAAGTTGCGTTTTTACAGCAAATGATTTCAAGCAATAATCGCAACTGTGGGGCTTTCCCTCCCGATGTTTCATGATGATGTGCATCGAATAGGTGGACTGTTTGTCCGTAGAAAAATTGGGGCAGATCGGACAATATCTAGTTTCAGACATTTTTTTATGAAAATAATAAAAAAAATGAAAAAAAATGAAAAAAATGAAAAAAATGAAAAATAAAACTTGCTTAAAATAGAGTGTTTCTTTTTTTCTTCTTGTCTGTGTCTGGAAACGACGGATATGAATGTTTTTCGAACGAAGGGAGAGGATCCGAATAATTCAACGAAGTGTATTGAAGTCTATACGAAGACTCGCGTTTTAATACTTGGCGGTACTTATAACCCATGTACCCGGTGTATGGGCACTCGCAAAACATCAGTTGACTTCCGTTTGGAAGTTGTACGAAAGAAATGGTATTGAAGGCTACGATGTACCGCTCAATATAGCACTTTTCAATACGAGGCATATCCCGAATCAGTTGATACTTTTCGTCGTCTAAGACAATCTTTTTTATCAATTGTCCTTTGCGTACAACGTGCGACCCTACAAATACTGTGAGGATCTCCCACTGTAGGTCTCTAGGCAAAGCCTTGAATAATTTGTCCATGTTGTTTTAATTATTAAATTAACGTTACAACAATAATTCAATTTTTTACAGTTAACGAACGCACAGACCAACCATCATCGGTATAATCTTCTACTTTTCCATCCATCCAAATACGGGTATTGGTCTGTCCATTTGTTCTTGGGTAACTATCACAAAAAACATATTCTACAAACATTCCAGGACAATAATGGATAGAGAAATAGATACGAAAATCATAGAAATAATGATAACGAAACATACCGTCACGATAAAAACCCTCGCGGCTACTCTGATTTCGTCTATTTAAAAATGGATTCAACATGATCATTCGTCTATCTGATTTCGGTATTTTCAAAATAAAATAAGACGCAATTTCCCGAATCATATCATCAGGCAAGACATGTAATATTTTGTTTAGAATCAGGAAAAAATCCATGTCTGGAATCAGTCAGAATATTGTGTTTATTTCGTTTTTACGTAATTACCTTTTTGTCAGCGACATTATATAGGAGAAAGGGGGATCAATCACCCTTTTCATAAGCATAATAAGTACCACCGAAAATATTGCAACATATTGGTTTACGATCGCAAGTATCAATTATTTCTGTCGGAATTATTTTTCCGACAGATTTCACAAGATCAGATTGTCCCTTTTTTAAGTCTTCCAAACAATAATCAAAATACCGGTTCATTTGAATCCATTTTTTCTCATTTATCCCATCTTCATCTATTAAAGAAACTTCTGTTTCCAAATGTAAATCTTTAATCATATTATTAATATATTTTATTTCACGATCTACGAGTTGATGCACGAGTTGACTCCAGTTATCCATACTAATATAATTTTTTTTATTGATTGCCAGCCCGAACTTTTTTATCCAATAATCATCCAATTGTATAAAAGTGTAACAATAAATACACATTCTTTATTATTACAAAAATACATGTTCATGCTATTTTCTCTTGAATTCCTCTTTTGGGAGGATCAGGAGGAATAATCCCATTTTTTTGCATGCTAACAGAAGGTATCGATTTTTGTGCTTTCCGAAACGGATATAAACATAAAATAGGTATATAATCGAAACAATGAATCAACCCAGTGAGGAACAACAAACGGTTATAAATCATATTTTAAATGGCTCGAATGTCATTGTCGATGCCTGTGCTGGTTCAGGAAAATCAACCACTATTATTAGCGCGGCTATTCAGTGTAAGCATATGCACATTCTCCAATGTACATATAACAAACAATTGAGATTGGAAGTCGAGCAAAAAGTCACAGACATGAACATTACCAATTTGGATGTGCATAATTACCACTCGATTGCAAAGAAATTCTACAGTAAAGACGGACACACTGATACGGGAATCCGGGAAATCTTGGCCAAGAAGATACCACCTTTAAAAGACATTTCAGTGTACAATCTTATAGTCGTGGATGAAGCACAAGACATGACGATGCTTTATTTTGAACTGCTCATCAAATTTACTATGGATATGCCCTGTAAAACATTTCAACTACTTATTCTTGGTGATAAAATGCAGGGACTGTATGAATTCAAGGGATCCGATGTACGATTCTTGACTCTTGGAGAGTCTTGCTGGAAAACACATCCGAAACTTTTAAACCAGAGATTCGAATTTTGCACTCTGAGAATGTCGTATCGAATCACCAATGAAATGTCTTTTTTCGTGAATGAGGCCATGTTAGGACACGAACGTTTGCTTGCGTGCCGATCCGGACCGAAAGTGATGTATATTCGTAAAGATAGATATAATATGGAAACCAGTGTCGTTGCCATGATAACTCAACTCATTGCTCAAGACGGTGCGAGTTATTCCGATTTTTTTTGTCTGAATGCATCCATTAAAAATTCTAGGTTTTATAATCCGGTTCGCAAGATTGAAAACATGTTGGCAGAAAGAGGCATTCCATGTTTTATTCCTAATGACGAATCCAATGAACAGCTAGACAATCGTGTCATTGAGAGAAAAGTGGTCTTTACTACATTTCATTCGGTCAAAGGCCGACAACGGAAATACGTGATTGTGTTCGGGTTTGACGATTCTTATTTCAAGTTTTATGCGAGAAACATGAGCCCGGATATTTGTCCTAATGCATTATATGTGGCATGTACACGAGGAACCGAGCGGCTTATTGTAATGGAAGGAAAAGATTACCCCGATAGCCGACCGTTGCCTTTTCTCCGTATGAGTCATCATCAGATGAAAATGACGGACTATGTTAGTTTTCAAGGAGACCCTTTGACATTTGCGCCACTGAAAAAGGAAAAGACGAAAGAAAATGAAATAAAACGGGAGATTTCAGTTACTGAATTACTGCGATTTATTCCCGATCATATTTTGGATGTGATTACTGGTCTTGTTCAGGAACTATTTACTACCATTCGAGAACCAGAAGAGAGATTTCTCTCGCCCGAGAGTGAGATTCCTACGGTCATTGAAACGAAAAACCATTATTTTGAAGATGTGAGTGCCATGAATGGAATTGCCTTGCCCATTATGTTTTTCGACATGTTGCGAAAGACACAGGAACCGATTCTGCAAAATATCATTGAACATAACATGAAAAGTGCGGCCAACAATCACTCCTATCTGCAAAGAGAAGCAGCACACATGCCGAAAATCTGTAAAACGTCAGATGATTATCTGTACTTGGCAAATCTCTCGATTGCCACACAGGAAAAACTATACTCGAAACTAAAAATGATTGACCGGAATGAATATTCGTGGTTGAAAGAAAACGTGATCAATATGTGTTTCGAGAGATTAGAACAGACAGTAGGACCAGAATGTATAGGCCGTTGGACCCCGGAACGATTATTAATACGGTATAACGACGATTTAGATCACTTTTATATTGACGAGATTATTAAAAACGAAATGAAAGACAAGACTACCTTGTATCGCTTTGCAGCACGTGTCGATCTCATGACGAAACAGTCGATTTGGGAATTGAAATGTACGAGCGAATTATCCTTTGACCATAAACTACAACTTATTATTTATACGTGGCTTTATTATATGCGAATGGATCCGGAAAAACGAGAGAAAAAACAGAGAAAAAGTTATCTATTCAATATCAAAACCGGAGAATGGTTACAACTTCATGCGAATCTGGACCAACTCACCTTTATTGTTGTACAGTTATTACATGGCAAGTTTCATCGAGAAGAAGAAAAATCAGACGAGGTTTTTATAGCCGAAGCCATGGACTCGATAAATGAAATGACTGGAAATAAAATGACTGTATAAATAAAATGACTGTATAAATGAAATGACTGGATAAATGAAATGACTGTATAAATGAAATGACTCGATAAACTCATTAACGTAAATCATATAAACATATTTGCTTGTTCATAGGTAAGGAAATGGCTCAACAACAAATCACTATTCATAATAAAAGAGTATGTGCGTTTTATCAAACCAATCCGTTTATTTCGTTCGAGGATGTGAATATATTCATGGTAGATTTGCTTGAGAAGATGCTACAGAACAGCGAACCTTCTCTCGACCAATCATTAGCGGTCAAATTATTAGAACAAATGGCGAAAGGCCAAACCGAGACGACCCAGTCGCATCAAAACATACACACCTTATTTCTAGACAAAATGGCCGAGTTTAAAAAAGATTACAACAAAGAATTGACGCTTATCTTGTCAAGTAATAATACCGAAACCCTGGGCCCATTAATCCGTCAATACAATTTATCTCTCGAGGACAAAATCAAATTATGGATGCATGAAACGATTCCGAAAACAAATGATTCCTTGTATAAAGATATTTCGGCCTCGCTGAAAGAATTATACCAAAGTATTCAAAAAGACACGAAAACATTGCTCGATTCTTCTCTCGATAAGAAAATCCTGGAGGAATTCGTACATTCTATCGACAACAAATTCGCGAAATCGCTCGTCAGTTCACAGACGTTTCTGAATACGATGATAACGTCTACTGAACAACGCATTTCGAAATCCATTGTCGATTCTCTCAAGTCGGTGGAAAAAACCATCACCGTCACACAAATCGAACAAACCGCGCTACAGCAAAATGTCACGGAACTTTTACGGAAACTGGAAAACTCCTCATCCAAGGGGAAAATATCCGAAAATCTTTTACAGCATGTGCTACATAACGCATACCCTAGTGCACAAATCGACAGCGTAGGAACAACCAAGGAGACTGGCGATTTCATATTGTCGAGACAAGGAAAGAATACGATTTTGTTTGAAAATAAAAATTACGAGAGAAATGTTGGTCAAGAAGAAGTGAAAAAGTTTATACGGGATATTGAAGTTCAAGAATGTAGTGGGATTTTGTGTGCGCAGCACTATGGAATTTCAAACAAGGAGAATTATCAAATCGATATTCACAATGGTCATATCCTCGTGTATTTACACAAGGTCGAATATGATCCCGACAAAATCAAGGTTGCTGTAGATATAATCGACCATTTTCAATCTACCATGGATGATTTGGATTGCGGTAACGAAATCGTGCAAATGGAAAAGAAAACACTCGACGATATAAACAAGGAATACCAGCAATTTATTCAATCGAAACAAACGCAAATGAAACTGATTAAGGAATATAATCAAAAACTCATATCCCAATTAGATGACTGGAAATTACCACAACTTGAACATTTGTTGTTGAAATTCTTCAGTACTACTGCTGCCAAGGAAAATATCTGCGAGTTTTGTCAATATATAGCTAAAAACCCGAGGGCTTTGGTCGCACACAAACGTGGCTGTGTGGAAAAAAAGAAAATCGCCATTAATTCGATTCAAATAGAATCTTAACCGTACATTCAGAAAAAAAGGAAGATTTTTTCGTCATTCGACGGTGTTTTTTTTGCAATTCATTTATGTAGTTTTCGGCTTGAAAGGTTCCACTGCTGGTCCTCATCCTCCTCTCATTTTTCTAGTTTGTTTCCCTTTTCTTTTCCCTTTCTTTCCTCTCGTTCTACGTCCTCTCGTCGCAAGTCCAATCGCTTTCAGAATTCTAGAAAACATGTTTTATAATATAATATCCGAAAATAATCATTTGATTTTCAAAAGTGCTATAAGTTCGTCTAAGGTTTTATCAAGCGTTTCGTCGTCATAGGCAGGAAACCAATCATGATGTTCAATAAAATGTTTCAAAAAGGGTGTATTTTCAGGCGTATATGTTTTATCGGTCATGATATAAATGATTTTGGCATTGCTTTGTACGGCATTGTTTATTTCAATCGCTTGAAAATAGGACGCAGCTGATTCTTTTGTAATGTAAATGATGATGGCATTCGAATTAGACATGATGTTTTTGATCGTTGGAGACAATTGTTCTGAAGTCAAGCCAAACTCATGGACAATAGATTCAATCGGACCAAAGATATTAGTCAGGTTATTGACGATTAATTCTTCATGTAGAAGCACTGCCCAGCTATCTTTTAAAGAAAAGGATACATACGTGTTATTTAAGATTCGCGACGAAACACTAGTGGATGCGCCCATTGTTTTTTTTCTTTCCCTTATACAAGAATAGGGTTTAATTCAATTTTTTGGGGAAAGACTTGAAACAAACCATTTAAACATTTCGTTCCATATTAATAATATGTTTACTAGAAGTTTCGTGTTTTTTATGGTCATGCAATTGCTAAACGCAACGCGCAGAATAAACGAACCACTCTTGAAAAAAACCATCGGACCATACATTCCGAAAAGCTTGAACCAACAGCGATATGTCGATGTCTTGGATAATTTCGATAGGAAAATCATTGTAGCAACTGGACCAGCGGGTACTGGGAAAACTCTCTTTGCTTGCAAGAAGGGTATCGAGACACTCCATACTGGAAAACTACAAAAAATCGTCTTGACAAGACCGTTGGTAACTGTAGAAGAAGATTTGGGTTTTCTACCGGGCAATATTGATGATAAAATGTCACCTTGGACAAGACCTATATTCGACATATTTTTGGAAAGATATACTAAAAGTGAATTGGATCGGATGATTCAAGAAAATATCATCGAGGTGTCGCCTCTTGCGTTTATGCGCGGAAGAACCTTTAAAGATACTTTTATTATCGCAGACGAAATGCAAAACAGCTCGCCAAGTCAGATGAAAATGCTGACGACGAGAATCGGTAAAGGAAGTCGACTGATTATTACTGGTGATATGAAGCAGTCGGATAGAATGGGTGAAAATGGACTCGAATATCTCGTCAGAAAAATGTCTGAATTTTACAAAAGTAATCCTTCCGTTCCAAAAATGGTGGATTTTATTTCTCTCGATTCCGACGATGTACAGCGAAGCAAAATAGTGAAACATATGATTGACGTGTACTCATTTACAACGCCTGACTATTATCCCTTTCCGCCCTTTGACGATTTTATATCTTCTTAGAATCCTCAATAGCACGGGACACAAAACGATTGTTTGAATCGTCGTTATCGATGGGGGTGGAGTTTTTCAAGGGCCGGCTATAAAAGGAGTACATCTCTCGACTAATCGAGTAAATTAAAGCCAATAAAGAGCAAAGATATAATCCAAAAATAGGTAATAGGTCAAATAGTTGGCTAACAATAAACTTGATGATGGTGTACTGTGAAGGTATATCCAGATCAATATATTCTTTGATGGCTAAAAACGTCATGGTAATTCTATTCATGCTTTCAAACGCGTCATCGACAATTGCCTGAATCGGTTCGAGTACAAATGCATTAAACGTTTCGATCCCCAAATTCACATAATGTTTTGCTATTAACATGTTCATTTCTACAGTATTGAATAAAACCGAATCCTGGAAAATATAATGCGTTAAATCAGTCACAGTACTTATATCTTCCCATCTTTTCGCAACTTCAGTTCCTCGGGCTTCGAAGACTCGTTTTTCCAGATACTTCTTGGAATTCTGAAGATGGAAAACGGCAGAGGAAAACTCGTCTATCAAAATACCCAAATCTATATTTGTATTTGCGCTCTTTTTTTTATCTTGTAATATCTTTCGAATGTCCGCTTCAAAATTATCGACTTCTCGAAGAGCTTGTTCGAAACTAGACATGGACCTATCCGAGTATTTCTTTTTACTGTCAGGCTGGATACTTTCGTCGAAAATGAGTTGTCTCGCCGAAATGGTGCTTTCCCGTACATTGGCAATGGTTTTCAGCGTTTCTTTTCGGAACTGTTTATCTTCGTACCCCTGAAATTCTTTTCTTTGCGCATTATACGTTCCTCGGAAAACAAAAACATTCGTACTTAAGATAATGTACTCTAAAATCGCGTTTTTGTTTTCTTGGAAGAGTTCGGAATCGCGCACGGCTTTCGAATACATAGCCCAATGAATTCCGTCGGTAATCCATCCATATGCGGTATTGGAAGGATTCGCTTTTTCACCATATATTTCCTTGTAAAATTTATCAATATCCCATCCAGAAGTTTGTACTAAGCCGTGATTAAAAGTATCTTTGAGCGCACCAATCTGATAACCGACCATATCCAGTCTTACATAGTAAGATCTATGGTAAATGTAAAAACATAAAATATCACACAATACGAGACCTAATGTAAATAGAGAGAAACTCCGCACACCCGGAGCCCCGCCACTTACTCGGCGAACCTTGTCGTCGTTGTTTTTGAATATGTAATTCAATTCGGTTTTAATGTTTCCGAGATCAAACGTTTTTCCGTACATAATCTCCATGATGGCGACCCGATTTTCAAAATAATGTTTATTTGTGGCGGCTCTTTTAAGAAGCATGGCCGAATGTAAAATGCCGCCGATAGTAAAGTGCGCTTGTGTTTCTGGAGTAAGGCTGTCAAGTACCTTGGTTATTTCAGATTCGGAGAGTAAAAGCAACTGATTATCAATTTTCAGATCTGATTTAAAAACCAGTTCCGCTAGTTTTAATGCGCTTTTTGCGGTGGGTTTTTTAATAGACGATGTGGATACTCTGCTACGACTTGAAAGGTTTTTAAAAGATTTCTCTTTTGATGAGAGTTTTTGTTTGACGGTTTTTCCTTTTCCCATTTTATTTATATGCGTAAATTAATTTAATATCAATAAACAATAAAACATACCCCAATAAAAATGACTAAAGACCCAAACAACTGTAAGATCGTAATCTTGTCATTAAACAGTATAATGCCGAGCAAAAATAATAAAAATATTTCCAAACCCAGCATCAAAATGCGCAAAAGTCCAACCGGATGTTTTGTCGCAATCGAAAACAGCCAAAAACATAAACCGATAAAGAAAAAGACGCCGGCGAGGAATGGAAATCCACATTGGATTCCGTTTTGGAAAAAACCTTTTGTACTTAATGGGTCGAAAATCGATAAAAATAACAGCAAAAAAGCACCCATTACCCCTATCGTCATACTTAAACATGAAACTGCAAACAGATATGGAAAGGCGATGTGAACTTTCGTGTCAAATGATTTCCGCAAAATAATTTGACCTGCTGCAAACAGAAGAGGCGCGACTAGTGCTGTCCATTTCCAAGCATTATCCATATCCATATCCTAGGAATAGAAAAAATATATATGTTTGTTACACCTTAAAAATCTAATCTAATCAATCTCCATTTTATCATCATCATCATCATCATCATCATTGCCATCACTTAAATCGCTGACTTCGTCGTCGGATAATGTCTCGCTCGGCCAGGCGTTTTTTCCTGTTCTTTGGATAATCCTATGCATGGTGTAAGATTTTTCCCACCATTCTTTCAGAAAATGTAGTTTTATCAGCGTGTATTTGTGACTTGATGATAATCGCGGGTTATTTTCTCCTTCGATCGGTATTCTTTTACTGTTTACCACATACCCGACCTGACTATGAGACGAGTTTGTCCTGAAATAGTTGTCGATTGTCTTGGAGGAGAGTTCAAACTCATTATCTACTAGTTTTTTCACGACATATGCCGACATCCAGAAACTGCCTTCTTGACCTCCCAGATTTGCATCTCTCACTCCATAAATCTGAAATTTCCTCAACGCAAGTGGTAACTTGTCCATCGGGAAATCGCGTTTCACATATACAGACCCTTTCAAATCAGACACGAAAGAACTCCGTCTCTTCGATTTTGTTTCGTTTACTTCCTCTTCTTCCTCCTCTTTTTCTTTATCCAACCATATCTCTTTTTGTTTCTTGTGCCGTTCCTTTTCCTTGTCCAGTCGTTCCTTGTCCAGCCGTACCTTGTCCAGTCGTTCCTTGTCCAGCCGTTCCTTGTCCAGCCGCCGTTCCTTTTCCAGTCGTTCCTTTTCCAGTCGTTCCTTTTCCAGTCGTTCCTGTTCCTGCCGTAGCTCTAAATGCCGTTCCTTTTCAAGCTGTTTTCTTTGAAGTAGTTTTCTTGCAAACCGTTGTTCTTTTTCCAGCTGTTCCTTGTCTAGCCGTTCCTTTTCCAGCCGTTCTTTTTCCAGCCGCCGTTCCTTTATCAGCCGTTCCTTTTCCAGCTGTTCCTTTTCCAGCTGTTCCTTTTCCAGCCGTTCCATTTCATTAAGAGATTCATTTTCCTCCTCCATTTCCGTCTCTTCTTCGGGCTCTTTTTGTTTTTGTTTTCTTTCCTCTCTTTCAATGGCCATGTTAGCCACTTTTAGTCTTGCTTCGATCGCTTTACATATGCTGTAAAATTTAACCATATCGTCGTCATATTCGAAAGTAGAATCCATTTCTTCTTGTGATTCGTTTTAATGTATACAAACCGGTTCTGTAAAGAAAAACTTGTCAATAATTCCAGTCGGGGAAAAATTGACACTGGCATCGAGAGAAGTCTCAGCACCATTAAAAACAATGGACAAAATAAGAAGAATCATTGAGAACTACGGGCTATATGTCATTTTCGGAGGATTTGCGTTAATCGGTCTTGTTCCTGTCCCATTTCTCTCGAATGTATACACGAGTATATTCATTCGCGAATTGAGACCGACAGCAAAAAGATTTCTAGGATGTTTCCTAGTTCTTCAAGGATGTGTTCGCTATAATTATACCGCACATAAAAACGACCGCCTCGTCATGACGTCATTTCTAATCGACGCCCTGCTTTTCGCTAACGAATTCTTGATTATGAAAAATATTGAATTTTATACCGGCCTATTTCTGATTGGTACTTCTCTCTTTATGGCAACATGTTGTTACGTTTTCGGAGAAGAATTGCAATGAATAAATAAATGATGGAAAAAATTGACATGCTGAGCTTGTAACCCTAACCAAAATACATTCAACTTAATGTCTCTAACTCTACAACAACTCGCCATCTGTATCCATTTGGACAATATCCTCGTGGACAAACAAGACCGGCTCTCTGCTCTCGAGCAGAAATTCAAAGCGGAATTCAAATCCGTGGCAGATGCAGCACTCTTTCCAGGTTGCAGCAACTGCTTAAGCCCTTCGCACAACCAGTACAAGATTACATATTCAAAGAATTTCCGCAACTTTTACAAGACGTTCAAGCAGGTTCTCACCGAGTATTCGCTAATGGCCCCGGAATGCGAGAAAATCCAGTTCCAAGACGTACCTTCTATCATGAAGGTCATTTCTCATTTCGATACAAATTATCATCGTATGTGTAGACCACACACAAATCCCATTCCTACTTTGTAAGTTTTATTAAGCAAAAAATTGATTTTATTTTTTTTCCGATTATTCATGTTTTCATGAAAAATGAACACATTACCCAGAATGTACGTGACCGACTCTCAGGCGAGAGACTATATAAACGTGTTTTCCAAAAAAGATAAAATCAGAGAACGACTTTTGTCCAGACTTCACTACCACGAATCGTTCGAAGAAGACTTGAGTAGGGCTTATGCTGAACAAGAAAAACAAGACATGGTGCGAGGAGTTATTGAAAGCATTCGGAATATAGATCAGTTTCGAGAGAAAACCCATGTTATTTTCAAGCAAACGGAAATGGGAATCATGTGGAAGATTCTTCCAATCAAAATGAATTCTTTCGGCTCTGGTTTCGACGGTTCTTTTACCAAGAATTATCACGGAAGAGGCGAGCAGTTTTATCTTGACCGCAACACGATTTTCGATTGTATTATTAATGTGGTTTTGGGATGCGGCGTTTTCAGGGATTGATTAATGGAGAAAAAAAGGTGGTGTTTGATTAAGTAACGATTAATTTTCTATCTACAAATATTTCTAAAGTGATCGGCGGCTTCTGAGTGTGTATTCCCTAACGACTATCGGGGCTTTTGACCTTTTACTTTTTACAACAATGAATTCCTCTTCCGCTTTTTCTTGGATGGGTTCCTCGACAACTTGAACGGGTTCCTCGACGGCTTGGACGGGTTCCTCGACAAGTTCCTCTAAGACGACTTGAACGGGTTCCTCGACAACTTGAACGGGTTCCTCGACGACTTGGACGGGTTCCTCGACGACTTGGACGGGTTCCTCTTTTTCCTCGACAACTTGAACGGGTTCCTCGACAACTTGGACAAGTTCCTCTGTGACAAGTTCATCGACGACAAGTTTATCGACGACAACTTCAACCTCTTTTTCCTTCAGCTGAACAATTTCATCGTACGCTTGAACGATTTCATCGACGCATTCAACTCCCTCGAAAGCATGAACGATGTCCTGAACCATGACAGACAATCGCGGTGTGCTAGGAGCTGTCGTGAAATCGTTATCGAGGTCTTTAATGATGGTCTCAGGGTATACTTCATCCAACTCGACGAATTCTTGAAATTCTTGAAACGGCTGTACTCCGAAAACATTCTTAAAAGTAATCATCCGGTTGAGGGTTTTTTCGATACTCGTTCGGATTCGAAGCTTGTTCGCCTGAGCTTTGTTTTTATTTTTGGCGTTTTTTTCAGCGACCGAGAAAATTTTGGCCATGGCCAGAAGGCTTTTCTTTTCCGCCGCGTCTTTTTCTTTTTTTTCCTTTTTGTTTTTTCTTACCTTCTTTCGAAACTCGATCGCTGCGCGATCGGCATCTTTATCCGCCTGTCTGAACATGTCTGCTGCAAGTTTCATCGTTTGAGGTGAAGCCATGGTCATTTTGATTTGATTTGATTGATTGATTTTTAAATATGCAGTTGTGAACATTAAAAAATCCTGTTGTCAATAATTCCACTATATTACCGCGTGAAAATTAGGAGGAAAAATTGACATTGCAGCTTTTAAAGTCTTTCATCAGCATTTGCTCATCATCATGGCTGCTTACGTCACCACTATGAATTGGCCCCAGAGAGATTACGTCGTGAAATCAGTACAAACCGCGCTTAGCCAAATCTACTTGAACAAACTGTGCATCCCCGATGTTTTAATCGACATCATCAAAGACTATCTTTACATTAGCGCAGAAGAGGTTCTTCGGAGATTCCATAAAACTAATCTGAACAATTCCATTACCGATATGACATGTAACGTCACGTATTACGTAGACTTGTATGGCCGTAAAAGACAAGCACATTGGTCCACCGGACACGATTTCAACTACGCTGAAGAACCGGTTCAACTCCAACAAATCTTATGTTTAACGTGCGGAGAAGCTTGTACATATCACACAAACCTTGACCAATGTTGTCCTCTCGAATTTGACGGTGAAGATGGCACGCTTGTTCTAGAGGAAGTCTTCGATGACTTTGACGAAGACAATAATAAAGGCCCCGACTCACAAGAAGACGATTGGGGTAGATAGATAGATAATAATATTTTACGTTTAAAAAAAATCATTTTCCTTTTTTTATTTCTGTGAAAAAAACAATTTGCCATTGTAGTCGTGTGATAATTTATTTTCATTCGACATGTAACCGTATGTATCGTTGATATAATATTTTTTATTTGAAAATAAACACGCTAGCCAAAACGTTTCTTTATCTCCCCAAATAAATTTATATACGTAGTCATGGTCTTTATTCAATTCATATACACATTCCACGACATCGGGGAGTTTATGTTTATTCATGAAAACAACACCGGATTCCTGATATGCTTCATTTACAGGATATGTCGGATATTCGTCTTTATATAAATAGTCCCATTCTTTCGGGAAAAAACTACTCTTATTTGGTAGTAATGAGAGAACAAATTGTTTCCTCATGTTATAAAAATCGATGCTCTGGAATTTGTCGGAACATTTGCGCAAATCGTGAAACTTCCATTTATCCAAATCCCTGAAAAAATATGTACCGGTTTGGAGATAATTAATGTCGTCGTAAATAATCAATGGATTCGAATGAAATAATATGTCTGCATCACATAAAATAGGTTCTATAAGCTCGGTATGTTTCAAAATAAATGCTTTAATCTGGAACCCTTGCCAATGATAAGGGACGGTGCAATAATCGCACACGTTTTTGAAAGTCAAATTGGTTATTTGAGAGAACAAACTTTTATATTTTTCCGTGATTTCGTCTCCGATTTGCCATATTTCTATGGGCAAGTCGATTTTGAAATGGAACCGAATTTTCAAGATATTATGATAACATAATTGCTCGTATTTTTGCGGTACTGCAATAATAAAACCCTTTCCCATTATATTTTACTAAAGTGTTATATTTTGCTGACCTTAACCTGAAAAAAATAACATTTGATTAAGATTACTTTAAAAATTCATATTCATACTTCTGCGCCAATCAATGACAAGATGAGCTGACGACGCATTCCCATGAAAACAATGGTCTGCAAATGCTTTCGGAGTATTTTGGCTCTCCTTTTCTGGAATGGTGTTGGCTGGGTCAAGAACGCCGGATGTAAACGAGCGTTATTGACTAATGGTGCAATTTCTATCATTCTTTCATGAATCTGGCACTCGATAGTCAGGCATTCTGAAGTCCAGTCAATGCCTCGATTTGAAAGCACTTCTTGTGTCAACTCTTCCTTTTCGATCATCCAAGCGTCTCGAAGGTTGCATACTTCGGCTCGCATTTCTCTCGTTTCTTCTTCTTCTTCGTACATGTTTTTTTTAATATTGAACTATCTACTTGGAAAAACCCTCTGTCAATAATTCCACTATCTCGTTTTTTAATTTAGTGACTCTGAGGCCAAGTCCAAAATCAATTGGCGACGAATTTCCGTTATTTCTGTGCTGCTGCAGCTGATCATGCTCTTGACTTTCTTCTTTCTTTCTTCCGGTGGAGGCTCTCTTTTAATAGGAGTTGTTGCTGTGGCTTCTTTTAATTTCGTACTCATTGTATTTATGCATTAGTACACTATCCAAAAAATCCCCGTCAATAATTCCAGTACTAGTCAAATGAGAAGAAACAGATATAAATTTATAATGATATACTAAACAAGACCGAAAAATGTTGAACGAATCTGCCCTATACATGAAATACAAATCCTCTTATCAATCTGCATTTCAAGACCTAGGGACACATTTTATTTTCTTATCATGTGCTTATTATTGTTTATGGTTTTTTCAGAGCAGTTATGTAAGTATTGTCACGATCCCTTTACTATCGTTATTAAATGTCAAGACTTTTATTATTTTCCACGACTGTTGTCATGATTCATACACCCCGAACAAGACGCTGAATTTTGTCATTTCTCATATTACGGGCATTTTGACATTCACTTCTCCCAATTGGGCGATAGACCACAACATTCACCACTTGACAAATGGAAATAAAGACAACAAACATCGCTATAAACACAATGAACTGATTTCATATACAGAAAAAGAATACTTGGACATGAGTTTGACGGATAGATGGTTATGCGATTTATTTTATAATTATAAAGTCTTTTACACTGTTGTCCCGTTTGTCTATTTTGGCATCTCGCAACGTTTTCTTTACATACTTAAAAAGTTAAAATACAAGGAAAAAATACCGACTTTGATGAATACCATCATCTTCAATCATTTGGTCAATAACATTGGAATCGTTTCGGTTTTGTATTTCGTTTCGAAGCACACTTTTTTATTTCATTATTGTACGTTTAATTACATCTCATTTATCTTTGGTTTTGTTCTTTTTCATAACCAACATACTTTCAACCCTTCCTATGTCGTCGATAATAAAACCTGGAATACAAAAGATAGTGGTATCCTCGGAAGTTCGTTTATTCAAATTCCCCACTTTTTAAAGTATTTTTCCGGAGGCATCGAGTACCATCACATTCATCATATAAACTCGAAAATACCGGGATATAATTTGCAGAAATATCATGAAGAAGTTGTTTCTAAGACTCCATACTTTGATAATATTGTAAAGGTATCCATGCTCGAATGCTTTTCGAATTTGAAATTTCGGTTGTACAGTGAAACGAAAAATAGATATATACGATTGGATGAAATAAAAAAAGATAAAGTTTTTTAATTTTATTAATTCAAAACAATCACACCATTCTCAATTTTGCCCACGACACGTCCAGGACCGAAATCACCGTCTTCGTCTGTCGTGTTGTCAAACAATTCTCCATTTTTCTGATTTTCGTCAGTTGTCCAGTACCTTTCATTGTTATGAAAGATCATCCAGTAATCCTGAGGTTCTTCTACATTCTTTACTACCTCCTCTTCCTTCTTCTTAGGCTTCTTCTCCTTTGGTACCTTTTCCTTAGGTACCTTCTTTTCCTTTGGTACCTTTTCCTTAGGAACCTTTTCCTCCTTTTCCTCAGTTGGCTTTCGAATCTTGGGCTTCTTCTTCTTCTCCTCTTTCTCAGGCTCAGGCTCAGACGCAATAACAGGCTCATAACTCAGTTCCTGTACAAGTTCCTCAGTTGCCTTGTCGTATGACACTGGAGTTTGGATGACCGAAGGAGGCTCTGTCGCTGTCGCTGTCGCATCCGCCTTCTTTGCACGTGGCGCTCTTACCTTCTTTTCTTTTACGGGCTTCTTTGCGTCAGCAAGTTCCTTCTTGCGTGCCTTCTGTAGGGGCTTTACAACTTCCTTTTCAAGATAATTGACATCAATCATATTATCGAGGAATTTGATCTGCTCGCCGACATCGAGGTTGACGACATCCATAAAGTTCGACTCACATACGACTCCCTTTGCCTTGAGAGATTCCCAGAGAGCAATAGCTCCATACATGAGACACTTGTGCTTCATGGGGAGAGTCTTGGGAACGGAAGCGGGCTTTGCGATGATTTCAGACATGTTTTAATAGGGTTTGAACGATTATGCCTATCCACATATCAAAAGTACGCACAATCAATTTTTTCTCTCAATCTCTTTTTTCTTCATATTTTATAGAAGGAAATGATTTTTATGATTATAGGCCACGGCAAATTGAGTGTTCATGAAGACGATTACTATGTCAACACGTTTGAAGCACCCAACGTGAACGTCATAACGTTTGCCCCACCGACTGCAGGATGCATGTATCCGCCTGAAAACTTGGCAGCTCTACGAGAAGGACTTTCGAAAGAAATAAAAAGTGTGACAAACGCTCAATCTTTTTACGAATACGTGAAGCGTGTTGAAAAACAAACACAAGAATGGAGTTATTGCGACAAAGAATGGCTCGGTTATTTCTCCAAGGAGGCTGGATATGACCCTTCGAAAGGATGTGGCTTGCAAATAGATACGATACTTGATAAAACGATTTCATTTCATGATGCATCTGTAGAATCCAATCTGATGGGTGTGTGGGACCTCGAAAAAAATGAAAATATTATGTCTGAAGGGAACTCGACGTTTAGTAATATCGTGCAACTTCTCCGGACGAAACATCCCAAAGAACCCATTTATATTCTTGACTGTACTTGTAGTGTGTTAATGGATGAAACCAATCGTATAATAAGCCCAAGGCTTCTGCATAGGTTCAAACGCAGGGCACAACGACAGATAACCACGAGGACGAAAAAGACCAAGGCTAAGACCAGGTCCAGGTCCAGGTCCAAGACCGAGGCCAAGTCCAAGTCAAAGTCAAAGGCCAAGACCAAGACCAAGGCTAAGACCAAGGCTAAGACCAGGGCCAAGTCCAAGACCAGGTCTAAGACCAAGGCCAACAAGGCTACTAGAAAAAATAGAAAATAGTTTCACATCATGCTATACAGGATAAGAAGTTGTTCACACATCATTAAGAAATGAAAAGAAACGTGAAATGTTACCCAGTGTTCATTTTTCAAATTCCACAATACATTTGATAGATAATACATGAAACATAACAAACAGAGACCGGTATATCCACTGACCGCCAAAGGCAGAGTTCTCACATGAATTACACCGTTATAAACAAACACTGTAAAGGAAACTTTCGCAAAGACCAAATCTAGATTCCTTCGCCATGAATAAGTTGCTTTTCGCCAATAGTTTGCAGAAACGAGAGATGTTCCGAGTAAAAGCAAGGACAGATTATATTTTTCCTGGATAAAAGCGTATACCGAGGGTACTGTAAAGAAAAAGGAAGACATGACGATCCATTTTGATTCTTCCCACCCGGCAAGGTATATTTCTTCTCGCAACATTATTATTAGGAGGGTTAGGGCTAGGGTTTTATATTCTTGCAAACCATAATAAAGCGTTTTCACTTGAATAATCGATGTATTTTCTACAGTGTATCGATTATTTATTCAACACAAAATTGCACGGTAGCGATATCGTCAAGGCTGTACAGAATGCTCATGTATTTTGCGTGTCGATTTCTTGCGGGTTGGGACTCGTGTATTATGCGCATTATTCATTTGATGTGATTCCTTTTTTGACCAAAATGTGTCCTAACCTAACCCTAACCGAATGTGTCGAATGTTATTCTTTATTCTGGGTCAATTAACTCTGAATAAACCGGACAACTTTCTCCACGCTTTTCAACGCCCCTTCTGTCCAACCTTGCTGTAGACTTACCGCCTCACCCACAACCATAATATTTTTGTCGGGATGCTGGGCTTTTTCTATAAATTCTTCGCGCGTTTTAAATTTATTGAGGAGCGGTTTGTAATAATGTGTTCCGATGTCCCAGTAATAATGTTTCATGGTTGATAGTTTCAGACTATCTTTAGGAATACCAAGCGATTTTTCTAATAACTGGCAAAAGAACTTTCGGTTTAGTGCCGTGTTTTCTAGATGGGGCTTTAAAAATTCGGCTTGATTATTATCGCTATATGCTATCATGTATACGCCTTTTTCCGTGTCCATCGGGATTATTTTCTGCAAAGGACCGGGTACAATGGTCGTGCTTTGAACAAAACGATTTACAATATCCATCGATTGTCGATCGAACTTACCGTAAACACGCAGAAAAGGTTGTCCCTCTATTTCCTTGTAAATAGGATACTCCGGTAATAACATACGGATTCCAGATATAGTGGTTGCAATAATTACCTTTTTCGCGGAATAATCCTTCGACCCGGTGTACACTTGAAAAGTATTTGATTTGGTTTTTGAGAGAGCTACAACGTTGCTCGAAAATCGGAAATGTTCTGTTCCGATCATTTCCGCCATTTTCGAAACCAATTCTTTCCATGGTACATGAAACCCTTTGTACTTTGTCGAGTTGTCCTCCATCCCGTAGTAATATAGTACATCCTGCGCATCTTGGTTTTCATAATCAGTATACCCAGATGTGATTAGAAAATTGGTATATCCTTCTTGACCCAGAACCCTTTTCGCCAAGGCTTTAAACGTTTCAGGTTTTGTTCCTTTCGGCTGTTTTTTCAAGTCGTCCATGATTTTGGGTATATCGCTTATTTCTTGAATGGTTCGGGAATATTTCGGTTCGACTGTAAACTCGGATGTTTTTATGGAAAGTTCTTTCAATAGTCTGTAAAGCAAAACATCTTTTCTTTTTCTTCCTATACCTGCTCCCGTGACGATTTCTACACCGCAGAACATTTCATTTCCGGCTCTCCCTCCTAATTTTTGTTTTCTCTCTTTTTCTAATATGATAAATGTCGTGCTAGGTGAAAAGCGGGTAATATTATATGCAGCAAAAAGGCCTGCTATACCACCACCGATAATTACGACATCATACATTCTTTAATTATATAATAAGATTTTATTATATAAATATTATTATGGCCTCGTGTTTTGAATATTGGAGAGATTTATTATCGCCTGGAGACTTTGATTATTTGATTCGGTTTATTGAAAACGTGAAACACAACAAGCCTAATGACAAGATGATTGTCATTCATTCCGGACGAAACCTTGTGGGGAAACCAGGTACACTCAAATCGGAGATTATTTCTTATCTCGGTAAGGAATTGTGCGGGACTTATTTCATGTCGGGGGAAATCATTTACAACGAAAACATTAAACGATTGGCGTTTTTATCCGGATTAGACGATGTTCCTTATCGTGTTAATAATGCGATTGTTAATTTGATCAAGTATAAACAATCTTTGATTGCAGACACGGATTACGTCGACCGGATCGACGAGCGGCTTTTTCCATTTTCACGTGTTATTTTGATCGATTTTCGTTAACATTTCCCCAGTTCTGCACCTGAAAAACGTAAATAGTCATTGAAATTACATGGTTTTGTATTTTCAGTTTTACATTGTTTGCATTTTGACATTTGCTGCAGTAATTGGTTTTCCGTTTTCGTCGACATTTTGTACGTTTTATTATTTTTTTGCGCTGCTATTTGTTTTTTAGCTTCTTCTGAATTCATTTTTGAGCTTTTTAGACACGATTTACACTGTAAAGATTTAGTATGTACAGCGCATTTTTCCCTGTACAATTTATCCATTACATCCAAATATTGTTTTTTTGTATGATTGCCTGATTTCAGAGAACCAGTTCCTGTATAACAAATATTTTTGTTCCCACCTTTGAATGCCTTTTTCGTTCCTGTAAATGTATCGATTTCAAACTCCATGTCCGTCGGGAACTTTTTGAGAATCCGTTTCGATAATAGCGTTTTTTCGGTAGGCAATCCGAATTTCCAATAATTTACATCTAAATAGACTTCCCGGTTTCTATTGTTATAACTGTCGCAGTCTGTATTTGCCAGCAGCCCATCGGGGAATCGGATCAGCATTCTGCGACATGTTCCCTTTTTATAATGTTTGTTCATAATCACCACGTTATTAAATACCGCATAGGTTCTTTTTACCGTATCATCTTCTGTATGGTATTTCACAAAGGTTCCTTTTAATTTAGAAACTTGGCCTCTCGGTGCTATTAATTGCATGTAATAATTTTCAACCGGGACAAGACCCGTTTTTTTCACTCCTTTGAACGGAAAAGAAGTTGTAGGAGATGGAGATTTTGCTGATTTCATGTGTGTATATTGTATTCCATGAAAAAAAAAGGTTATCATATTATTTTTTAAACGATTTAAAAATCCATATACTTGTTTAGGTTCTCTTCCCACATGTAATGCTTGATACATCCACTGTACAATCCTATGGTGTCGTGCGTGGCACATGTACATTTCCTGCCCGAGTTTGGGTTGGGTTTCCCGCACATATAGACAAAAAGTCCATCGTCTTTCTTCAACTTGTTCTTCATCCATTCCTCGCTGGATAAAGGGTCGAGCACGAATTCGTCGTCGAGTTTCCTAGGGACAAAGACCGGAGGAGTTACCACTTTTCCCCACGTGAAAAGGCTTTTTACTATTGGTTCGATCGTGTCGGGATGTATTAGTCGCATTGGTTTTAATGGGGCTGAAGGAATCGACAAAGGCGTTGGCGGGGGAGTCGTTGATCTTTTCCTTGGTTTCTTGTTCGGTAGTTCGTAGAATATTGCGTCCGGTTGCGTTGTGGACCGGGTCGGCATTTTTTGGTTGTTCATGTTGTTTTTATTTGGGGGTTATGATGTTGGATTTAGGAGGGTTGTTTGAATCAATTTTTTCTGTCGGTTTTTTCGGGTGGGATTTTTTTAGGGGGGAATTGTATAGAATGCCCGATGAAAAAGAAGGAGAGATAAACAGAAATGAAGATGTTAATTTTGAACTCAGTAAAAACAGTGATGAGGATAAGAATATAATTGACGGATCCAGTGATGAGGATAAGAATAAGAATGACGGATCCAGTGATGAGGATAAGGTTATGAATGACGGATCCAGTGATGAGGATAAGGTTATGAATGACGGATCCAATGAGATCGCCGTTAAAAAAAAAAAATTGAAATTGCCTGAAAAAAAAAGGGTTCATGGTTCTTTACCAGATACCGCGAATTACATTCGGTATACTGTTAATCGCCCAGCGTTAGGGCGAAATGGATTCGTAGGTTTAACGCCGGGCGGTAAGCGCCGCAAGACTCGCCGCGCTAAACGTTCCCGTAAAACCAAGAAGCGCAAGCAGAAAAAGGCAAAACAGTCTCGACGTCGGCGGCGTTCAAAAAAAATAAACCTAAATTAATCTAAATGCAATTCTTTTGTCCCATTAAGAATTACATCTGATTTCACTCTTTTTATCGTTTCTTTTTCTTTTCTTTGGCGTTTCTAAAAATTCTCACTGGAGTTATATAAAAAGAATAGTTCATTTTAATAAAAATCATGGAAACCAAATACCACTGTGATTCGTGCAACTCTTATTTCACTAGAAAGTATTTCCTGACTGAACATTTAAAATCAAAAAAACATATAAATAGGAAAAATGAACCCGGAAACCGCAGTGCATCTTTTGAGTGTGGATGTGGGAAACGATATCTTCACAAGAAAAGTCTTGAATTTCATAAAAAAAATTGCACCAGTCCTCCATCCGTTAAACGTCTCGACGTCAACGAAGTCATTCAAAAAGAATCAAAGGAGGAACTCAAGAAAATAAAAGAGGAAATACAACAGGAACTCGAGAAAATAAAGGTGGAAATGCGGAAAATCAAAAAAGAGAAAGTAGAACCGGCAGTCCCAAAAAGCAGAGACATACGGAAACAAATAAAAAAAGAGACGAGAAAAGAAGTCGTGGACGACCAACAAAACAAGTGTGGAAGATGTGAAGAGGAGTTATCTTCATGTTTTCAAATAGACCATATCGTCGGGATACAATTTGGAGGTACCAACGAGAAATCAAACCTCATGGCTTTATGTTGCGAATGTCACGCGAGGAAGTCCATCGCAGAAAACAAATGCCGGCAACAAATAAAAGAAGCTATTCAGAATATTTTGAAAGAAAATATGGAAGAGACCGGTATTTTTGTTATCCGCGACAGATAGCCTAAAATTTATATCCCATTAAGAACCATCATATCGACTTCGAATTTAATTTCTTTCATGAGCTCTTTGTCTTCTGCGTCGAATTTGGATTGAAACCCTCGGAAGTGTTCTTGTTTCGAGGCGGGAATTTTATCCTTATTTTCTTTGAATTTGTCGTCTAGCATATTGTAGCTGTTGTTGACCATTGTATCGATTGCGTCTTTACGGTCTACCGTTTTCCATTTTTTGTTGTTTCCCATTACGGAAGCATAGGGCAGTTTCTTGTTGGTGATTTTGATGTTATGGTTCTCGGGATGTTTCGGGTCGAAATGGATTTTCTCCAGGAGAGAAGGAATGGATTTGTAAACGCGACCTATACATGCCAAGATTGCTTTGTCATCAATGTAGTCGGTATTTTCGTTTCCAAATGCGTTAATATTGATCGTGATGTTGTTGTTTGTCGAGTTATCTATTTGGTTGTTTGTGGTGTTGGTAGTGTTTCCAGCGTGTTTCTCAAGAAGCATTGCGATTTGGGCCTTCATTTCTTCTCGTTCTTTTTCGTACATTTCCATTTTTTGTTGCATTGTTTCAAGTAATATTTCGGTTGCATTAGAAGGAGGGGGTGTTGTTGTAACAGTTACCGGTACCGGTATATGGGTGCAAATACTTGGTTCAAATTTACAGGTTTTTTTATGATATTCCAAACTATTTTTATGGCTATAAGATTTGCCACATTCACATGTAAGAAGTGTAGTGGTATTTTCGGTTCTTTTTTTGTGCTTCATCGATTTCAAATGTTGTGAGAGAAGATATTTTCTTGCATATGAAGTTTTGCAATCATTGCAGTAGTATGTAGTTTCCATTAAAATATCAGGGCGTTTCTTTATATATCGTTATATAAAAAAATAATATGTGTTGTCGAAAATATTATATTCTGGACTAATTTATTAAAATGTGTCGAAAAACGGATATTTTGGATTATTTTTCAATAATATGTGTCAGAAATTAATCACAACTGAAATAAGTTTAAGCAAGGATTGAACTTCTGTATAAAATGTGTCGGAAATCGGATAATTTGGACTATTTTTTCATATGTCGTGTGCTTTTTTATATGTTTTTTTGATACAAAAATACTCTATTATATATATCGCCTAAACAATCGGAGGAAAATGTGCGGGGCAAACATAAACCAATCAGGCGAATATATGTTTTAGAATAAAATCTTTGCTTGAAAAACTCCAATAACATGTGTTACACAAATTATAAAACCGAGGGGGGGGGGAGAAAAAAATATAAGAGTTATATAAAAAAATTTATAAAAAAAAATAATATTTTCTTTTCCCTCCATTTTCTCGAAATACTTCTCCAGAAAAAATACAATCATCCCTCCACTCTTCTTTGAAAAACGGCATAAATAAAAACAGGAATTCTCTATATGGGGAGAGGCAAATGTTAAAAAAATTGATTAGAAATCTTGAACAAAAATTTATTTATACAATTCAAAATGATTTCTTGCGAGTTGTGTAAAAAGACATTCACTAGAATGCAATCCTTGGATCGTCATAATGCCTCCAAGATGCATGAAATCCGCTCTTCTCTCCTCAAAAAGTATACGTGTGAATGCGGGAAGTATTATATTCACCAGCAGAGCTTGCGCAATCATAAAATGAAGTGTGAATTCGAAGGACCGAAAATCACCCCAACCTTTTCTACGCCACTGCCCGAACAAACAGCATTTGAGAAAATGCAACAGGAACTCGAAAAAACAAAGGAGGAAATGCAACAGGAAATCAATGAAACAAAAGATGAACTAGAGAAAATGAAGGAGGTAATCAATGAAACAAAGGAGAAAATGCAACAAGAACTCGATAAAACTAAAGATGAAATCAAAAAAATGAAGGAGGATATCAAGAAAATCAAAGGGGAGCCAAAAAGCCGAGATATACGAAAACAAATAAATAAAGAGACGAGAACAGAAGTCGTGATTGAACAAGAAAATAAATGCGGAGAATGTAAAGAAGAGTTGTCTTTATATTTTCAAATCGACCATGTCGTCGGAATACAATTCGGAGGTACAAACGACAAATCGAACCTCATGGCCTTATGTTGCGAATGCCATACTAAAAAATCCATCGCAGAAAACAAATGTCGCCGACAAATAAAAGAAGCCATTCAGACTATTTTGAGAGAAAATTCTTAATCTGTCGAAAGCAGAACGTGACAAGGGCAAAGAGAATACCTCCCCACAAAGCGTCCATCATGGCGAACGACGCGGGATAATTCGCCAAGGTGGCATAATTCGTGGTATCATATACAGCATAAATAACAAACCCGAGTAGAAAAGCCTCTAAAGGACTTTTATTGTCTTTAATGATGAAATAATACAGTCCGGCAATGAGCGCAATATAGCAAAGCACCACAGATTCAAACCGCATCGTCATTTTCTTTCCTTGAATGTGAAACACCATATTTCCAAACGTTTTCGCATTCGCGTAAAGATAACATCCATCGATGGCGAGCAAAATAACCGTGAGAATCAAAATATCGACAACAACTTGATTTATCATGATATGATATATATTACCAACTCAAAATTTATATACGCATGATATATAATGAAACGTTGTGTGATATTCGACATTGACGAGACTCTGATTCACTTCATAGACGAGAGAAATTACCACGTCTGGGAAAACACATCAAAAAAGGATAAAAAACGGCTGAAATACAAGGAAGAAAATCGACAAGTATACATTTTTAGACCGTTCCTGAGAGAAATGTTTTCTTTTTTCATGAAAAATCGCAGTACAATATCGGTCGGTCTATGGACATTTGCCGATGCGAAATATGCGGCGAAAGTAGGAGAGGAAATTTGCAAGTTTTGTAATCTACCGAAAGATTTCTTCTTGTTCATATATTCCATCGAGGACATGTCAGGACCGTATCCGAAAGATCTCCGTAAAGTGTACAGTAATTTCCCTGAATTCAATAAATCCAACACACGTCTCGTGGACAATCTCGCTTCAAACATCATGCACGAGATAAACCAACATAACGGCTTTGTGATACCGGCATTCGCACCGTATGGTTTCGATCCGACTCCGGACCCTTCTCTCAATGGAGCGGACGAGATTCGAAATCCAGCTACATCTTCCGATATAATAAAAGCTCAACGAGATGATGGTCTACGGGATATTATACAGTTATGCAAAATAACAAGGAAAACACGACGGCGACGACATGTCTCTCGCTCCTCAAATACTATAAAAAAGATATATAAAGCATGCCCTTGATAATATTGTAACATGACTCGAGTTATTGGAATCGATTTGGGAACAACTTATTCTTGCGTAGGAGTATGGCAGAACGATCATGTCGAAATTATCGCGAATGACCAAGGCCACCGTACGACTCCGTCCTATGTTTCTTTCACGCACGAAGAACGCTTGGTAGGAGAAGCAGCAAAGTCGGTATCTTCTAGCAATTATGCAAATACGGTTTTCGATGCGAAACGTCTAATCGGTCAAAAATTCAACGACCCGCAAGTCCAACGCGACATGAAACATTTATCTTATACAGTGATTGATCAAGGGAATAAGCCATTTATTGAAGTAGAATTTAAACATGAAAAAAAGAAGTTTTCTCCGGAAGAAATTAGTTCCATGATTTTGGTCAAGATGAAGGAAATTGCAGAATCCTTTTTGGGAGAGGCAGTGACGGATGCAGTAGTCACCGTACCTGCTTATTTCAATGATTCTCAGAGACAGGCCACGAAAGACGCAGGGGTTATCGCAGGTCTGAATATTTTAAGGATTATTAATGAGCCCACGGCAGCAGCCATTGCATATGGACTGGATAAAAATAAAGATGGCGAAAAACACATTTTGATTTTTGATTGCGGAGGAGGAACATTCGATGTCTCTATTCTTTCTATTGACGATTCGATTTTCGAGGTGAAAGCAACCGCAGGGGATACTCACTTGGGAGGAGAAGATTTTGACACACTTATGGTCGAATATTTCGTGGATGAATTTAAGAAAAAGTCGAAAATGGATATGAGTAAGAATACCCGGGCAATGCGAAGACTGAGAACGGCATGCGAGGTTGCGAAACGAACTCTGTCGTCAAGTACGGTTGCCAATATCGAATTGGATACGCTACATGAAGGAGTTGACTTCAACACCTCGATTACCCGGGCCAAATTCGAGAATCTGTGTGATTCTCTTTTCAGGAAAACGATGAAACCCGTAGAACAGGTCCTGAAAGATGCAAAGTTGTCGAAAGAACGAATTAACGAAATCGTCCTGGTAGGAGGTAGCACCAGAATCCCGAAAATCCAGCAGCTCTTGAGCGAATTTTTTAATGGAAAAGAACTGAATAAATCCATCAATCCAGACGAATGTGTGGCATACGGTGCGGCTGTACAAGGCGCGATTCTCTCAGGATGCCGAGATGCAAAGATTTCGGACTTGCTGTTGTTGGATGTTTGTCCTTTAAGTCTTGGTCTAGAAACATCGGGAGGAGTCATGACGAGTTTAATTACACGCAATACGACCATTCCGGCAAAAAAGTCGCAGATATTTTCTACTTATGCAGACAACCAACCAGGAGTTCTGATTCAAGTATATGAGGGGGAACGGGTTCTTACCAAGGATAATACTCTGCTCGGAAAATTCCAACTGGAGGGAATCCCACCAATGCCCCGAGGCCAGCCGCAAATCGAAGTGTCTTTCGATCTAGATGCGAACGGAATCCTTAATGTTTCGGCGCTTGAAAAGTCTACTGGAAAAACCGATAAAATCACTATAACAAATGATAAAGGTCGGCTAAGTAAAGAAGATATTGAGAGAATGGTGGCGGAAGCGGAACAATTCAAACAAGATGATGCCAAAATCAAAGAACAAATCGATGCCTATAATGATTTGGAACGATATGTGTTTCAAGTAAAGAGCGAGACAAAAGGAGAAGAGTTGAAAGGAAAACTAGGCGAGGCGACTCTGGAGTCACTCATTAAAAAGATTGCGGAAGTGGAATCGTGGATGAATGATCATCCGAGAGAAAATAAAGAGGTTTTCGAAGAAAAACGCAAAGAGATTGAAGAACTTTATGTAAAGAAAGCTGAAACCGAAACCGAAATCGAGGAACCTGCTGAAGAAACACCGAAATTCGTGGATCTGGATTAAACTATTTTTTTTCATATATTGTCCCGTAAGCGTGAATCAGAATAGTCTGTTTATTTGTCTCGACATCTAATTTCACATCGCAAAGTTTTTGATTTGAAGAAGTAAGCAACGACATCAATTTTTCTAATGCCTTTTCTCTGCAATAATCGTGAACGCTGGATTGGAATCCCTTCTGACCCAATATATTAAACAACTCTGTTCCAATATCTCGCAGAACGTTCACACCAGCCGATTCGGTGACATGAGCTACACCAACCGACTTGTATTCGCTTTCGGTATTTGCTGAAAACGATATTATGTTGCTTAAAATGACATTTTTTGGAGGAGTTGTGGTTGCTGCTCCTCCTTTTCTTTTTCTTGTTTTTGATTTCATGTATACTATAATTCTCGTTCTTATTTTTCCCATCTTCATAGATGGAAAAAATGGCTAAACTAGCTGGTAAGGTCGTTCATTTTCCGTTCTAACGTCTCAAGTCGAGAGAGCAAAGATAAGTTTTCCCGTTTCAGCTTTTGAATTTCATTTATACACAAAGGGATCAGCTCAATATACGTAACTGACTGCATTTCGGTTCCGTCTTTTTCACCGTTGACTAATTCCGGGTAAATTTCCGCCAATTCGTGGGCAATGACACCGAAATGTTTTGTGTCGTCACTTGTTGAATTGTACTGCACTACTCTTATGTTATCAACTCCTTGATGTTCAGAGAGTGTTTCAATATTTTTTTTAATGCGGACATCACTATAGGAAATAAAATTATTACACGTTACGCTTGAAGTGGTCGTAAGTGCGCCCGATCTCGTACAATTAATTTCAAATCTTCCGGTTAAAAAATCTCCAAAAATGAATTTTTGGTTTAAATAGTCTATATTGGCGCTATGAGACTGAATAAATTGTGCTAATACTGAGTTATAAATAGGGTCTTGGCTTTTGTAAGTGTTATTTAAAGATATAGTAAAATTTTGAGTGGAGGTCACATTTGTTGATGGATCAAAATATTTATTATTAGCTCCAAAAATTGCTCCAACTGCAGATTTATAGAATGAATCGTTTGCAGATGATGACATTTACTTCGCTATGATAAATAGCAATATTTAAAAAAGTCAGCTAAACATTTTCTTTCTATTAATCTACATACACAAATCTTCTGTAGAATAGTACACCATTTTCAGGCCATACTTCTGTATACATTTATTTATAATCGTAGTACACCGAGGACACGGTTTCGAGTTCATGAAAACGAACTGGTTATCACAAACAGACACTCTCGTAACGTATAACTTGGCACCATACAACAACTTATAATCTACTTTTTTCAGCGCGTTTTCTTCAGCGTGGCAGGAAAGACCGTATTTCCCTTTGGTGTATGGTTTAATATCTGCTGCAGTTTCGTAAGTGTTGCACGCCTTAGAAATCACGGTTCCTTTACCGTTTACAATGACACAACCGTGTTTCATTTTCATGTTACTCTTTTGAGCCGTCTCCATTGCATCCAGAATATGTTTCCGCTCTTGTTTATGCAGCATTTAACGTTTTATCTGAAGTAGTATTCATTTTACCCTGGTCGAAATCAATTTTTTATTCTTTTGTGTGACGCATCTTCCCGTTTTTTTATTGCGGATTTTTCCTGAAACGCAACGAACTTGTTTCTGTTTCAAGATACTTTCGACCAGGTACATTGGTTTTTGAACCTTGTACATTCCATAATCCACGAGTAATTTTTTGTATTGTGTCGAGAGAAAATCGAGGTCATCGTTTCTGCGCAGAACATCCGGATGGCAGAACTGCCGCAACAAAGGCTGGACTGCATGGAAAAATTCGGATGAAAACATATTTCCAGTATTTTCCTCGATTTTCATAAATAGTTTTGAGAGACAGTAAGACAGACAGTAACTGTCAAATGTATTGATGGTTTTTTCAAGAAAAGTTTCAAATGACGTTCTACTCCGATACACTTTGCATTTCTCTCCATGATCAAATATATATTTTTGTGCACAGCTATTCTCCGGAGGATAATATGACCAAGATTGCGCCCGCTCGTTTACGTTGACAAGACTTTGCGCGAGATATTCTTTTTTCTTCACGACCATGCCGAAATCGATGAACCGGATTTTTCCAGATTTCACGTCGTATACAATGTTTTGCATTTTAATATCAAAATGCACAATACCGTTGACCCTGAAAAATTCTACACCTTTGAAAAGATGCAAAATCGCCGTCAAGAAAATACAGCAATCCTTTTTACTGAGGGTCTGTATTATTTCCGATGAAAAAACGTCTAGGTTGACTCCTCCGTCATCGAGTAATAACAAACGCAATTGTTTTTTATCTTTCGAGTATGTAGAGTGTACTTTTTTATTCTTGCAAGAAGCAACGGCGCGTTTCAGTTCTTTGTTAAGGAGGGGTTTGCACATGGTTGGGATTTTGATCATGTATTTGTCGATGTTAGGAATATCAGCCAGAAATTGCATGTCGTTCATTTCCATCTGTGCATCGCTAAACTTCATTATTTTTGAAACTCTTTGCTTATACTTTTGCGGGGTGGTACATTTCAAACTCGGTTTTGTCACACACCCGAATGTGCCTTCTCCAATAACGGAAACCATTAAAAAAGTTTGTTTTAAGTATTGAGAGAAAAGATATGTAAACTAGTATTTGTAATTTATTTTCAACTTTTTGACTTTCCTAACTAGTTTTTTACGGTTGTTTATTTTATTCTTCTTTACAGGAATAACATCAACGACCTCTTTTTTTATGTCCTCTTCTTCATCTTCTTCTTCCCCTTGTGCCTCCTCTTTCCACCACACACCATCAATGTTTTCAAAGGCGGATTTAATAGTTTGCAAGGGACATTTGAAAAATTCTCTCGATGGATTGAATCTGTACTTGTCTAGGAGTACATGAATTTCTTGTTCATGTTTTTGGCATTTATTAACTGTCTTCGCAAAGTTTATGACAAACTTGGTGGGGACGCCGGTTTTGTATAAAGAGTTTATTCTCTTGTAAAGGTTCATGGTTGTGTAACCGATTTTGAAAATATTTGCCTTGAAAGAAGGATTCGAAACGCAGTAAATATATCCCTTCATGTTTTGTATTTATACATGACTCGCTCCATCGACGCGGATAAATCAATTTTTTGGGATTTATGGATTTTCTCGCCGAAACTAAAAAAATTGATTTGTTTTGTTTTTGACTGTAAATAAACAATATAAAGGAAATCTTGGTATATACTATAGCAATGTTGAATAAGGTTTTGATCGTTTCTTTGAGTTTAGCAGTCGTTAGCGGAAATGTATGGGATTCCTTTGTGGAATTCGTGGCGAAACATAAAAAGTCGTACGAGTCATTCGAAATCTTCCAGGAAAGATTTGTCATTTATCGCGACAACATGGAGTATGTCGAAATGATGAATTCGGGCCAAACCAATTATACTTTAGGTGAAACGACATTTGCCGACTTGACCGTGGACGAGTTCCGAGCATTACATCCCAAATCGGATTTCGTCGGTGCCAAGAAATGCTCGGCCTATGCATTTACTGGAAAAAGTATTCCTGCTTCTTTGGACTGGAGAGACACTGATAAAGTGACTGGTGTAAAGGATCAGGGTCAGTGTGGGTCGTGCTGGTCATTCAGTTCGACTGGTGCAATGGAAGGGGCATGGGCCATTTCGACGGGAGTGTTGCTTTCGTTGTCTGAACAACAGCTTGTTGATTGCTCCGCTGGATTGAAATACGGAAATCATGGCTGCAATGGAGGAACGATGGACGGATCATTTCAGTACGCAATCGACACAGGTCTTTGTGGTGAAGAAGCGTATCCTTACACTGCGAAAGACGGAGCGTCGTGTATGTCATGCACTGTCGAGGTGAAGATGTCTTCGTGCAGTGATGTTCCCTCGAACAACCAAATTGCATTGAAAGAAGCGGTTTCGATTGGTCCAGTGTCTGTAGCGATCGAAGCGGATTCTCGTGTTTTCCAGCATTATACTGGTGGTGTTTTGACGAGTTCCGAATGTGGCACAAGTCTAGACCATGGAGTTTTGGTGGTGGGTTATGGCACGGAAAATGGATTGGAATATTGGTTAGTGAAGAATAGTTGGGGAGTTTCGTGGGGAGATGAAGGGTACATTAAGATTCAGAGAAGTGAATCGAAAAATGATGCGGGTATTTGCGGGATAGCCATGCAACCATCTTTTCCTGTTGTTTGAAATCAAAGTGATTTTATAAAAATAAAAATATGTGGTTATACTTTAATAATAAATTAAGTATGCAAAACGGTTTAACTACCGATACATTTTTTTTCAAACCAACTGTACCCGATTTATCTACTGAGCAGACAGTCTACTTAGGTAGATTTACAACATCGAATGCTCCCGCAATTCTTCAACTTGAAATTTATTTTCATTCGAATGGTGTTAGTCAGTCAACCGCATCTGTCGCCTCAAATTTAGTTTCTCCTTCGAAAATTACAGTTATGCTCCAGGTTTTAGATGCAACAGGTGTCACCGCAGGATTCAATATCACTGGGTACGCAGTTCAATATGGTAACTTTCTCAACGCAGACAATTTATGCGCAGTTCAAGGTCTATTTTATGACTTCGACATATATATAAAAATGAAAAACTGGGGAAATCCGGTTGTTCATGCAACAACTACGAGTGCAGGTACTTGGGAATCTAAAATGACAGTTTCGACACGGACTGATTTTGGTGCAACTTATGCACCCGGAGCAACTGGTCAAACTGTATACAAAATACCGATTCAATACAAATTCATGGGAGGTATGATAGAAACGCCGAATGGTTTCAACATTAGCTCATCGAAGAGATACAAATCGAATATTACAGATTTGCCCGAGAATTATAATTTGGATATGCTTATGAAAATGAAACCTGTAATTTACAATAAAAAAGATGAACCCGGAAATCAACAGCTTTATCCCGGACTTATAGCGGAGGAGTTGCATGATTTGAGTGCTAATCTTTTTGTTTCCTATAACCACGACAATATACCCGAGTCGCTTGATTATTCTCGAATAAACGTTTTACTAATTAAAGCAGCACAGCAGTTGAATGATAAAATAAACAAGTTGACGGAAGATTTGAAAAGTTTTGGCGACGAATCCATCATTTAAAAAGATAAAATGATATTATATATAAAAATCATTTTATATGAGTGGTTTAACTGCTGACGTATTTTATACAAGAGATTATACCGTAAGTAATTATTTTAATACTTCTGGAATTACGCCTGAAAATTATCAAGATGGGACATATATTATGCGTTTGGGTACATTTGATGCGACAGCGGGGAGTATATTACAACTTGAAATATATTTTAATGGCAACAACCGCATGCAAAATACAGCAGCAACCGACGGTACAACCCCTTCGAAACTTTTAATAATGCTTGAGGTGTACAATGGGACAGTCGGGCGTAACATATACGGATATGGTATTCAACATGGAACTTGGTTGAATGCTAGTATTTCTGCATTACAGTACCTCTTTTATGGGACAACTCGTTATGATGTATGGATGTACTTTAATAAAAACAGCTACCCTTTTGTTCATGCAACTACGAATGGGATTTGGACTTCAGCATTTTCGGTAGGAAAAACGCAAGCGACTGGTATGGATTTTGATTTCGGCAATTCTGATTTGCCTTCTCCGACTAATCTTGAAGGATTTTTTAAAATTCCTATTTTGTATAAAATGAACGGTGGATTAATTGAAACTACGAATGGTTTCAATGTAAGTTCGTCGCGAAGATATAAAACAAATATTGAGAAATTACCTGAGCATTATAATTTAGATATGGTTCTAAAAATGAGACCAATCGTCTACCAAAAAAAAGGCGAACCTGGAAATGAAACATTATATCCAGGGCTTATAGCAGAGGAATTGCATGATTTGAGCGGAAACTTATTTATACTCTATCAAGAAGGGAAACCGGAAGCGCTTGACTATTCGCGTTTAACGGTACTATTAATTTCGGCACTTCAAGAATTAAATGAAAGGCTAGAGCGGTTGACGAGGTATTTTGAAGAAGTTAAAAAAAAGAAACATGATAGGACATTTGAACGAAAGAGTCAAAATTAACAAAAACATAAACACATATAAAAGAATAAATTTTAAATAAAAAAATGCCGAATGATGTTAAAATCTGGAAAATTTCAAATACGTTAAGTAGTTTAAACAATAAGAAATTGGAAAACTTACTCGTGGCTGCATCGTTAATGTCTGACCCTACTTCTTCTTCATTTTTATTGAACACTATGACAGAGCCTACAAATCTTATAGAAAAATTTATTCGAGAGATATATGAGTTTCACATGAAGAGACTAAATATGGAGGCGAATTGTGATAATATTTTTGTTGAGTTCTTTTTCGTTCATGGAAACAGTAGTACGATGCACTTAGATTGCGATGAATATGACATGGTAATCAATAAGTCAGATAAGTTGGAAATTCCATTTCTATCTACTGTCACCTATCTAAACGATAACGACCGAATACCAACGGTGATTACTGATGTCGACAAAGAAATGTATAAGTTTAAAGATTTCTCAAAAACAGAATCTCTATATTTATCTTTACCTGAAAAAATGAAACATATTTGTTTCAACGGTGGAGAATATTGCCACGGTAGAAGTATATTAGATGAGACAGTTAGCACCGATGAAAAAATGGATTGTCTTGTGATGACGTTTTGGAAAACAAAACCATTGAACATACCACGGTTCGATTATGAATATTTTTCTTATAAATATGCAATGAAAAATAAAGAACCAGTAAGTACGTTTGTTTTAGAAACAATCAATATGTTACATTTCAAAGAAGAAATAATTACTAATAATGCTATAAGTGATGATATTTTTTCCGAAGAATTTCTAACAAAACTGTTTTATAACGGAGGAAATTGTCACGCGTTCAGAGAAATATTGAAATTTCATGAACCAATGTCTTCCAGTAAAACCTTTCGATTTGAAAAAACTATCCGAAACACAACCCTGGCTTCAACCGGTATGCAAAAACTAGATGTCGGAAAAAGTTCTAAGTTCAGCCAGAGAGGCGTACTCAAAAAAGTACTCTCATCTGATGTTTGTAAGTGGATTATCAATGAAGCAGAAGAATATGCAACCAATAATTCAGGATGGCTTTCTAAAAATCATAAGAATTTTCCGACTATATATTTACCTGTTGAGTTTATGCAATCCGTATTGAAGTTTGCTTTAGTTTCATTCCAGGAAACAATAGTAGAAGAAATCTCAAATCTCTATTCGATATGCTTATGTAACGCAAAATATCATTTCGAAATAAAAGATTTATTTATACTTAAATACGGAAACAACCAAACTAAAATGGGTCGCCATACAGACGACTCTTGTCTCACATTGAAAATATTGTTGAGTGATGAAAACGATTTTAAAGGTGGAGGTATTACTTTCGGAGATGACATAACGTATTATCTAAATAAAGGCGATACAATCATATATTCTGGCCAACAAGAGCACGATGGTATTTTTTTATCTGACGGAAAAAGATACGAATTAGTTTTTTTAATAGATATTTTAGAACATACAATACCCCCGCAGCCGATTGACGCAGCTGCCCAGCCCAAATCTACGTATTGAAATTATATATAGTCTTATTGTGCAAATATATATTTTTAAAGACTTCTTCGTTTCCTTCTGAAAACGTAAGAAACCCGTATTCACAAGTATTATCAATAAATTGGGGTATATTATTTTTCCGCAATGATTCGCTGAATATAATATATTCATATCTTTCATCTGCTTGTTCACCAGAATAGTTAGCTTTATTTAAAAATTTATTGTCAATAAAATAAGTACAATGTACGCAACAAACACGGATCAATCCAACTATATTATGATGGAGAACAGCATTGTAAGCAGGGTGATCTTCGTAATACCCGTTGGCTGTCACTAAATAATGATAATTCGCATAATTATTTTTATCAGCATCGTAACCGTCAAAAACTAACATAGGACTTATAACGCCGTGATGTTTATTTTTATATAATTCATCGATTGTGGTCGGAATAATAAAATTATCACAATCTACAACAAAATAATGAGCGCCCAAATTTATTGCATAATCTATAGATTCTTGTCGTATTTTTCCCAGTTCTTTAAATCTGAATGAATTCCATTCATGTGGTTTGTATGTTTTAAGTTTTTCTGACACGCTGTCGTCATTGAAATATACAGAAGCATACTCTTTCCCATGCTTTTGAACGAAAAGTTTTAATATTCTATCTGTATCATCGGTATTATCATTTGTCCTAATATAAAGATGTATTAGTTTTTTACTGTATGTTTGATTATAAATACATTCCAAATAAAAAGGGAGCACACTTGCCTTATCTTTTGCTAAAATTGCGATAACTATTTGTCCATTAGAACGGTTAGAGTCTGGTAGTGGATGTAGAACATCGACAAACTTTTTTACTGTTAAAATCTCATATTTATTAACCAAATCCGTATCAATTATGTGATTTTTCTCGTTTATGATAGACAGATATTCTCTCCATTTCTCGATAAACAAAGTTGAAGTATTACGTTCTAGAAAAAATTGCAAGTTATATACCAAGTTTTTTATCCAAAACGTATCAACATCCACATTTTTCAGACTAAAAATAATATTAAACATTTTTAAACCAATATCGTATTTTTTTAATCTCTCACATACTATAATCATATAATAAGGCAAGTATATTGAATAATCACCGTAATACAGAAATAGTTTACTGAACTTTTCGTTCATATAATTTTTTTCATAATTAAGCTGAATTAAAGAGTAAAATGAAAACGCAACATCATATTGACTTTTCTTAGTGTAATAATTAATCAATCTATAAAAGCATTCTACACGTTCGGTATCATATTTGTAAGAGTCGATCAAATAATAAAAACCTTTTTCTGGAGCATTAAGTTTCTCGTATGATTCGTATATTCTTAAACAAGAAATATATTTCTCCTGGTCCCAATTGTTTAAAGTTAGTGTTTTTTTATACCAAAAGATCGCCTGCTTTATTTTATTTGCGTCAAAATAACTGTTAGCGCAATAAAATGCATACCTCATATGAATATCATCATTTTGTAATAATGCTTCGTTGTAGGCATTTTCTAATAATAAAGCATCATTTAAGTATTTATCTACACACCGGCTTCGGTTTCCTGTTTTACCAGATATTATATAGTAATCGCCATGTATTGAGAAAACGGTGTCTGATACTGAACATTCTGGATATTCATGCAAAACTCCAATAAACTTGTATTCTTTTCTATTATTGAAAATCATTTTTCTCTGGTACCGGACACTTTGGTTTCCTATCCATAGCGCGTATGAATCATATTCAAACATGTTTTCGGGAAAACAAATGTTACCGACTAGGGTGTCATCCGCATCGAATACTAATACATAATCTGTTTTATTGAACGCGTATTTAAACGCCAAACTTCGATTATGTCCAAAATTTACCCACTGATTACTTATTAATTCTCCTTTAATTTTTTTGTCGTCAAAAAATTCTTGAATTAACTCTTTTGTGTTGTCGGATGAACCCGTGTCACAAATCACCCAATAGTCGAAATCGATTTTTTCACATATGTTTTTTAAGGTTGTAATAATAACATGAGATTCATCTTTGACAATCATATTTAAACATAGAGTGAAGCTTTTTTTATTCGAGCAGTGGTTCCTCATGCGACTTAAAAAATCAGTCATGATGATAAGTTTAGGTTGGTAAATACCTGGACCAGAGGGGAAATGATGAATCACCATATCGCTATGAATATTTTGATCATTAATCACAGCAACACTTTTCAATAGCTGATTATTGTAAAGGTTGTATTTAAATGCATTGTAGACTATGTAAGGTTGGTCGTAAAAGCTGTGATACCTGGAAGTCACATCCTCATTAATTTTCCGAAATAAAAATTGTATTTTTTCACAATTATTAAATAATAAAATACCACTTGAAAATGCGGTTTTATCGGCATAATTTTTTGCCTCATCTCCGAATAATGTATCTCCCCATTCATATCTTGTAATCTCGCCTTCTCCTAATGCATATAAAACATCTTCAACACATAAATCAAAAACTTTGTTTATTTCTTTTTTTATTAAAATGTCAGTATCTAAATAAAGTATTTTGTTATATTTTTTAATAGATGTTAAATTAAATAGGTCTAATCTCGATTTACAGGATTTACTTATATCATTATAAGTATCATTAATCTCAAACTTCATTTTGTTGTTGTTGAAAAAAGTATTTTGTTTTATCTTTATCATGAATGACGTCGACGTATATATTAACATATCCGTATGGATATCAAAGCTACCATAAAGACAAATACTTTCCAATAGCATAAGAAACATATCAACGTATTGTTCTTGATTGAATACACAAACAAAAATACAATTCATTATTATTTGTATTTTTATTCCCTTCATATTGTTTGTCATGGACAACAACTATGTCTTGAAAAAATAAACTCTGACAACACCGGTAGTCTCATTCGTAGTACCTCCATCTACAAATGGTGTTCCAACAAAAATTGTGTTCCCTGCCGCGCCTGCTGCACCCGGGGAACCCGCCGCACCTTGGGCACCCGCTGCACCTTGGGCACCCGCTGCACCGTTGCTGCCTGCCGCACCTTGAGCACCGGGGGCACCGGAGGTACCTGCTGCACCTTGGCTGCCTGCCGCACCTTGAGCACCGGTGGTACCTATGCTGCCATTGTTAGGCTGCCCGTTGGAGGTACACTTTGCATCCCCTCCAGTCGCTCCAGTCGCACCTGTCGCACCTGTCGCACCTGTCGCACCTGTCGCCCCTGTCGCACCTGTCGCCCCTGTCGCTCCTGTCTCTCCAGTCGCTCCAGTCGCACCTGTCGCTCCAGTCGCACCTGTCGCGCCGGTCGCGCCGGTCGCGCCAGCGTTACATGTAACGGTGACGTTGTCGCAATTTACCGAAATTTGGTTTGTTGCGAGGGAGCACTGGACAGACGAAGTGCCTCCATTGAACTTGTAGATTCTTTCTGTATAAATAATTTTACCGACTCCCCCACTTCCTCCAACTCCCCCGGGGCCACCCGCCCCACCCGGGCCTCCCGCCCCACCCGGGCCTCCCGCTCCCGGAGCTCCGCCTTGTCCACCAACAGAGGTACCTCCAGCGCCCCCATATCCCCCGGGGCCCCCGGGCCCTCCGTCCCCACCGTTGGCTTGGCCTTTTAAACACTGTTTCTGGCTTCCGGAGTCACCGATGCCATGCTGGCCATTCTGACCTCCTTTTGCTCCTGATATGCCGCCGTGTTGTGAGCTGGCAGGGCCAGTAGCACCAATTGCTCCTGTTGCGCCAGCATTGCCTGATTGAGTTCCACCGGTTGCTCCTGCCGCTCCGGCCGGAGACCGAATGTATATTCTGAAAGAATCCGCCCAACTAGGGATTGTAATCGTTCCTGAGGTATTTGCTGTTGCGAACGCAGCTTGTATGTTTGATACTGGTTGATTCTCTACGAGGAATTTACCATAGACGCCACTACAGATGTCTATTTTGTCGTAATTTCCTTGTGCCACGTTATACGTTATATCAGACCCAAGCTTTTTATAATTTGTCATACGCGCCGTTCCTGTACTGATCATATTATATAAATCGGTTCCCTTGTACGAATACGACGACATTATCAATATAATATTACTTAATAAGTTAATTATATGTAGAACCATCCAGTAATTATATATTTGTCATCGGATATAGGCATCCTTCCTCTATGTTGAAAAGTCCACGAAGCCGGAAAAAGCACGAGTTTTCCGGCAATAGGTTTAATTATGTGATCATCCCAAAATTCGGTTTCACCGCCTTCTTCTATCGTATTCAAGTACCATATAAAGGTTATGACCCTAAATTTGCGGTTGCTTTTATCAATTGCAAAATCGTTATGGTAAGTATACTTACCTTTTTTCCTTTCGTATTTTTGTATCATGAATGAATATACCATCAATGTCTGGTTTTTAAAAATAGTCCCGTCCACATCATCATTTTTATCTGGTTGATAATTTTGACTGTTTATCGTTTTTATGTATTCTTCTAAATTTTTATTCAATTCTTTATACAAAAATTTTTCAATTTTGAACCACTGGCTAGTTTCATCTTTTGGAATATTAAAATCAGTGGTGTCTTTAATTTTTTTATTGATGCCACCGAGTGTTGTCCCGATATTTTTATATTTTTCACGGTCAAACAAATCTATTATTTCCTTGCACAAAATAGTGGTTATGGAGGTGTTGTTTTCAAATATATATTTCTTCATGCACTTTATTCGACGATCGTTTTATATATGTTTTAATGTTTTATACGTAAATACAATTTATTATAAATGTTATTCGAGGATTAAATGAGTACTTGGACAATTGGTATAAATTCGCGATACGAAAAAAAATTGGATCGTTATAATTTTTTATTGAATAAGTTTATACTTTTTTCAGAAAACGTTAAAGTGACATTTAGTCTTAACATGGAATCTTCATCTTATTCATTTGTAGAAAAATTCATATCAGATAATATAAAATTTCACATGAAACGGCTGAATATAAAAAGTGATAGCAAAAAATGCGTTTCTTTTTGGACAAAACGAACCGAATATGATTTTGATCATATACATATGCATATAGATCATTGCGATTACGAATCCAGAGTACACAATACTGAAATTAGAAAACCAATCTTCACTAGTATTATTTATCTGGAAGAGAATTCCTGTCCTACATTGATCACTGAAGTGACGAGAGATATGGTAAAGAGCGGGGATTTTCTCAAAAATAATAATAAGGTGTGTTTTTCCTTTCCCAAAACATTAAAAAATATTGTTTTTGAATCAGGGAAATATTTTCACGGCGAATCATATTTAACTGATTACGAGAAATCAAGCAGAAAAACTATTGTGATTGCTCTATGGGACGAAGATAATACACCTTTATTTCTTCCTCATTTTGACAGACATTTCTTTTATTATTATTTATTCGTCGAATACCAAATTAATATTGATAAAAATGAATTCGATGAATTTTCTACTGATGATATCCTCTGTACACTAGAAAACAGAGACGATCAAATCATAACAATTCCTGTGACCGATATTGGCTTGTTGAATGGAGACTTTTTCCGCAAACTTATTGTAGATAGAGAGAAAAAAATTTTGTATAGATTCGCAAAACTTATAAATACTATTAAGAATCCTGATACCGTTATTTTAGATTTTTCCAATCTGCCATTAAGTAGAAAATTGTTCCCTGGCATGAACTGCCAAATCGAGAGATTCAAGATGACATTCAAGGCTGACACAAAACATGAACATTATTTATTTAAAGAAATTTTGAAACTTAAGGAGGAAGTCATCTTGAGTTCAAAAAAAGAAAATATGGATATGATTGAACAATATGTATATGACATTTGTACTTCTCACCTTATTTCTATAGACGACTTCCAAATTACTTTTGGAATAGCAAATAACAACACATACACATTCAGTCAAAATGAAGACGCATACCAGACATGTGTTGTTTGTTTGGAGGACAGTGAGACCCCTCTTTTGTTCAGCGATATCGACTCTGATTCTTTTAAATATAAAGAACTGGAAAAGAGAACGATTTGTTTAATACCAACTAGAAAAGATGAGCACATAATTTTTTCGGGCAGTTATTACCATAAATATTTTTCGAATAAATTATTGATAATAAAGTTTTGGCGGAAAAACGTTCCAATAAAGTTCAATCAATATACTTGCTTAAATGGTGGAGTCGAGAGAAGTAATGTTAACAGCAGATTATATTTAAAAAAAGAAGACAATTTCGCTATATCTGCATTTTTGGATGAGGATATTTTTCATGAACTTGTGTATAACTCGAATCCCAATTTGAATAATATTGACCTTAAATTAAATAATGATTTACTTGTGTTGAGTATATCAAAACAAAAGCCTGTTATTGTAGAAAAGTCACCAGCAACAACAAAAAGACTGAGGAAGATTAAATTTTCCGAGCTAGAAATATAATTGTTTTACACCTTTTTACATTTCAAACGCCGATTATTTATAACCCTTTATACAAATAATTATTTATAGTTTTTCTTTATTTTTCGTGTTTTATGTTTTGCTATATATTTTTCAGGTCTTTCATAAGCCCCCTTAAATATATTTTCATATTTTTCCTTCGGTATATCATTTAACACTTTCTGTATATTTTCTTTCAAGTTCTCATATTTCAATCCTTCTAGTTTTCAAATTTCGTCTTTCACTTCTTCAAGAATAAAAACAGAAGAAGAAAAAGTTAGACCATCGTAGGTGAAATTCCTACTATTGATTTTATGCTTTTTTATTTTTTTTATGTCGTTAAAATCGGCGTTTGAAATGTAAAAAGGTGTAAAGTATATTAAAATATTTACAGACAGTACACAACTATGGATTTAGAAACGCAAAGATTGAATCAACCGCTTTCTTCAAGCATTATAGTCATTGATAATTTTTATGAGGATCCATTTTACGTCAGAGAGTTCTGTTTGAAACGAACTTCTGAGTTCGTACCACACAACTTCCATCCGGGTATCAGAACTAATTCATATGCAAGTCTGCATCATAGAGAAATGTTTGATTCCATTATTGAACCATTTTACGGAAAAATTGTCAAATTTGAAACGTCTAAGGAGTCAACCAATAGTAATGGATCGTTTCAATTGAATGTATCGCACGATGACAAATCTTGGATACACGTTGATTCTTCTGTGTATAATTGGGCGGGAATAATCTATTTAACTCCGGACGCGCCCGTTAGTGGCGGTACGGGTTTTTTCAAATATAAGAATGGAGATATATTGGAACTTAGTTTAGAACAAGGAAAAAAAAACGGAAAAGATAACTCAAAATGGGAAATAGTAAGCACTATTGGTAATATTTTCAATAGACTGGTATTGTTTCGTGCAAATCAATATCATATGTCGCTTGATTATTTTGGAGAAGACTTTAATGATGGTAGATTGATACAGCTATTTTTTTTCTCGACTGAGAAATAGTAATTATAAGTAAGGGGAGATAAATAACTCTACACAAAGACGGCTTACATAATAAGACTTTCGGTTAGGGTTATGGTTGGGGTTAGATCATATAAAAAAATGTCTATAACTAATTTTTTACACGAAAGAGGATTTGGTTGGATTGAAGGCAACTGCGGAGGCAGATCAATAGAAGAGTTAATTAAACTAACAAAATAAAAATATATATGGATAAAGGTCGAGAAGCAACTGGATTTATTGCTCAAGAAGTATTGGAATTAATTGAAGCTACTCATAATCAATATACTAGACTTGTTAATACAGATGATAAAAACCAATACACAGTGTCGCTAATAAATATGATACCTATAATGGTCAAATATTGGTCAATGCTGTCCAAGAATTATCGACCCGTTTGGAAGTTCTAGAAGGGAAAATCAAATATTTTATTAGAGACCCTTTCGGTTAGGTTTTTTAGTTGTTCGACTCTTGCGTATCATCGGGGGTGTTTTGTGGGATTTATTTATAAATGGGCAGTGAAGAACAGTTGAGGAGTTTCGTGGGGAGATGAAGAGTACATTAAAATGCAGTGAAGAGATTCAAAGAATGATGCGGGTATTATTCGGGATAGCCATGCAACCATCTTTTCCTGTGGTTTAAACTGATTTAATGAAGGAAAAATATGTGACTTCATTACATATTTTTTATCGACCTAAGCAAAGAAAATATTTTCTCTGGTCTTCATCGGCTACAGAATAACATTAATACTAAACAAAAAGTTTTTAGACATTGACTTAAAACAAATTAATAAAACTTTTTGAACAAAATGTGATATATACGCCTAACCCTAACTTAGGGTTAGGGTTAGGGTTAGAAATAACTTAGGGCTAGAAATAACCTAGGGTTAGAAATAACCTAGGGTTAGAAATAACCTAGGGCTAGAAATAACCTAGGGCTAGAAATAACCTAGGGCTAGAAATAACCTAGGGCTAGAAATAACCTAGGTTTTGTGAAAACTACAAGATATAACAGGGAAACGGAAAAATAACCTCGGCCCTAACGGTTTTTACGGTGTTTTACCTACCCTAACCTGAACTAGATAATTGGTAGTTATTTGTTTTAGACCCTAACCCTAAAACAATTAATTAATAATAATTTAATTTAGTGGAAAAATAACCGATTTTTGTGTATAGTTTTAAATATTTAGCTA